AATTGTAAGTGCTACAGAGCCAACACAGCAAACAGACGGTGCTACGGCGCTACAAGACAATGATTTGTGGATCGACACTTCAGACATTGAAAACTACCCAACTATCTACAAGTACAACGCTACACTAGGTAGTTGGATACTAGTTGATAGCAGCGATCAAACTACTGAAGAAGGTATCTTGTTTGCAGACGCACGTCAAGGTACAAACGGCGGTACAGCAACAACTGCACCAAGTGGTACTATTGTAGAACTACTAACAAGCGATCACTTAGATCCAGATGCTCCAGATCCAGCGCTATATCCAAAAGGTATGCTACTATGGAACCTACGTAGAAGCGGATTCAACGTTAAGCGTTTTGAGCGCAACTATATTGATCTAAATGCAGACAATGCTCGTTTTAACGACGAAGGCATGGACGCTTACTACCCGCACCGTTGGGTTACTGAGTCTCCAAACAATGCAGACGGTTCAGGACGCTTTGGACGTAACGCACAGCGTTCAGTAGTTGTTAAATCACTACAAGCAATGCTAAACAGCAACGATGACATCCGTGATGATGAATCACGCATCTTTAACGTAATGGCTTGCCCAGGTTACCCAGAGCTAATCGGCGAAATGATCAGCTTGAACTACGATCGTGGACTAAGTGCGTTTGTAGTAGGCGATTCACCATTCCGCTTAACACCAGATGCAACTTCACTTAATGAGTGGGGCCAAAACGTTCGTCAAGCAGTTGAAGACAATGACGACGGTCTAGTTAGCTTCGACGAGTACATGGGTGTATACTACCCAGCAGGCTTTACAAGTGACAACTTTGGTAACAACATTGTTGTACCACCAAGCCACATGGCACTACGTACAATTGCACTAAGCGATCAAGTTAGCTACCCATGGTTTGCACCAGCAGGTACAAGACGCGGCGGTGTTACTAACGCAACTGCAACAGGTTACATTAACGGCGAAGGCGAATTTGTAAGTGTTGCACTTAACGAAGGACAGCGTGATACGCTATACTCAAATGCAATTAACCCAATTACATTCCTAAACGGAAGTGGACTAGTTGTATTTGGTCAGAAGACTCGTGCAAGAAATGCAAGTGCGCTTGATAGAATCAACGTTGCACGTTTGGTAATTTACATGCGTTCACAGCTAAACAAACTAGCTAAACCATACTTGTTCGAACCAAACGACAAAGTAACAAGAGACGAAATCAAAGCAGCAGCAGAGAGCTTGTGTCTAGAACTAGTAGGACAAAGAGCACTATATGACTACCTAGTTGTATGTGACGAATCGAACAATACTCCAAGCAGAATTGATCGTAACGAACTATACCTAGACATTGCAATTGAACCAGTAAAAGCAGTAGAATTTATTTACATTCCACTACGCTTGAAAAACACAGGAGAAATTGCAGGACTATAAGGGCTAAAATGAGCCCCTGAAAAACGGGGCTCAAATTTGCTAAATACTTGCAACAGGAGAACAAAGAATGGCAATCTCAACACTATCAAAAATTACAGTACCATTAGCAAGTGATTCAAGTGCTAGTAACCAAGGCTTGCTAATGCCGAAGTTACAGTACCGTTTCCGTGTTACACTAGAAAACTTTGGTGTAAGTGGTAACACTACTGAGCTAACAAAACAAGTAGTAGACGTAACTCGTCCAAACTTAACATTTGAAGAAATTACTTTAGATGTTTACAACTCAAGAAGTTACCTAGCAGGTAAACACACTTGGGAACCATTGACACTTAACTTGCGTGATGATGTAAGCGGTAACGTACAACGTAAAGTAGGCGAGCAGCTACAGAAGCAGTTCGACTTCTACGAGCAATCAAGTGCAGCATCAGGTATTGATTACAAATTTACAACACGTATTGAAATCTTAGACGGCGGCAATGGCGCAAACGAAGTAGGCGTATTAGAAACTTGGGAGTGCTACGGCTGTTTCCTAACTAATGCTAACTACAACACACTAGCGTACAGTTCAAACGATCCAGTGACAGTATCACTAAGCATACGTTACGACAACGCTATACAAACTCCACAAGGTACTGGTGTAGGCACAACTATTGGCCGTACAGTAAATACAGCAGTAACTGGCGGTGGCGGCGCTGCTTAAACCTTTTTAAGATTGCCAAACATATTAAGGGAGCTTCGGCTCCCTTTTTTATTATATACGCGGTTAATCGATAAAGATAAATATTATTATGGCAAACAAGTTAAACGGATTCTTAGACAACTTTTTCGGCGGAGTAACCAATCCCAAAGGTAACCTCGGCGACTTTCAACATGCTCAACGTTTATATGTTGACAATGCTCTGCGTTTAGCACCTAAGACAAAGTTTCTTAGTTTTGTTAACTTTACTATAAATGCTGAAGCGTTACGAGACTTGCCTAAATTAGATAATGCTCATCTTGCTGAACTTAACATGCTTGTTAAAAGTTTTGATATGCCACAGTATAGAGCAAGCGTAGACGTTAAGAATCAGTATAACCGCAAAAAGAACGTACAAACAAAACTTGAATATCAACCTGTTACATTAACAATGCACGATGACAACTTTGGCATTACAACAATGTTGATGGAAGGGTACTACCGTTACTACTACAAAGATAGTAATATTACCAACATCGAATCATCATATGATCCAAGAAGTACGTACAAGGCTGCTAACGGGAGAGGTTATCGTTTTGGTTTAGACAACGACAAAACAGTTCCGTTTTTTCGTAATATTAAATTATATCAATTTAGTCGTCATGAATACACAGAATATACTCTAGTTAATCCTATTATAAGCCAATGGGGTCACGACTCAATGGATCAAACAGACGGTACAGGATTAGCTGAAAATAAAATGGTAGTAGAATACGAAGCAGTGTTATATAACAGAGGTGCAATTGGAGAAGATTCTCCTGCAACGTTTGCTTCTAGTCATTACGATCAAACACCTAGTCCATTAAACATTGAAGGTGGCGGTGTTGCTAACTTATTCGGTGGTGGCGGTGTATTAGACGGCGCAAGTGATACATTGGGCAAAATACAAAAAGGTGATATATTTGGCGCACTAATCAGTGGAGCAAACACTATTAGAAACGCAAAAGATCTTACTTTTGACAGTATTAAAAATGAAGGACTTAGTATTCTAACTGGAGCAGTAGTAGATGCTGTTAGAGATCCGGGTGGAGTACCAAATATAAACTTTGCTAAAAACAAAGGCAATGGGGGCAGTGAACAAGTAACAGAAGCTACAGCACCAGAAGACACTGGCACTACAGAACAACGTGCAGCAAAAGTAGCAGCAGCTCGAGCAGCAAATTCTGCAACATCATTCCCGGCAGCAGATGCACTGCCGCCTACATTCTAAGGAATATCACATGTCAACATCAAATTTACCAAATGAAAAGTTTACAGATAGCAATCAGTTCGTAAAAGAATTCTTTGATCGCTACTACACTAAATCATTAGAATTTCCAGCAAACGAAGTAGATGCTGTTGTAGCATTCTTTAAGAAACGTGGCTTTGAAGATACTAGTGCTAATAGTGTTGCAACTGTACTATTACAGCAAGCAAAGATAGACGGTGTAAAAGTCTTTAAGTTGCTTGATACACTAGACGGTCTAGAAGAAGTAAGACTTAGTAGTCTAGTTACAGAAATTCTCAACTACAGCAGAACTAAAACTAGCACACTAGGTTATCGAGTAGGTCAAACTACTAATTTAATCGAAGCAAGAAACATAGCGGTATGATATGGCTAGATTCGCACAAGGAAAATATACCCTTAAGAATCCTGAAAAATATCTAGGCAATAGAACTCCTACCTATCGCAGTAGTTGGGAGTTTGCATTTATGCGCTTCTGTGACGAACACCCTAGTGTAACGCAATGGTCATCAGAAGCAATACGCATTCCTTATAGAAATCCCCTAAGCGGCAAACAAACAATATATGTGCCGGACTTCCTTATTGCATATGCTGATAAAAACGGCAAGCAACGTGTAGAACTTATAGAAGTAAAACCAGAAAATCAAACTGTAAAAGAAAAACTAGGACGATCAAAAGCTAACCAAGCACATTGGATTGTAAATCAAGCCAAGTGGGAAGCAGCAAGAGCATGGTGCAAACAAAAAGGTATATTCTTCCGTATTGTAAATGAAGGTGATATCTTCCATCAAGGTCGTCGTAGATAAATAATAATAGTAGCACTTAATAGGTTTTATCATGACTAAAAAATTAGAAGAATTATTAGACTTAGCAGATTCGAAAGAAATCATAGAACAAGCAGAGTCACAAGAAAAAGACCAGAAGAAATACGAAATTGAACGCCAGCAAGAAACTTTTGACGCTATGGCAGAGTTTGATAAAATTTCTGCTGCATTACCTGCTGTTAAAGGTCTAGGCGACATGGCCGACAAAGAGTTAAATGAAGTTGCAGATAAAGCAATGGCAGCATACGACGACTTAATGGATTTAGGTATGAACGTTGAAAGTCGTTATGCAGGCAGAATAATGGAAGTTGCAGGCGGTATGCTTAAAACATCTTTAGATGCTAAAGTTGCTAAGATGGACAAGAAATTAAAAATGATAGAACTGCAACTGAAGAAAGAAAAGATGGATAAAGAAGGCAGACAAGATGACGGAGACATGGTAAATGGCGAAGGTTATGTTGTCACTGACCGCAATAGTCTGTTAGAACGTCTTAAAGGGCTAGATAAAGATAAATAAAATATAATAGGAATTTGCGCAAATGAAGTCATTTAAAGATTTTTTAACAGAGTCTAAAAAGACATATGAATTTAAAGTAGGTATTGCCGGCGAACTACCAGAAGGTTGTGATGCTGACATGAAAACTTCCCTTGCTAAGTTTGATCTAGTATCACTTAGCGCAGGCAAGAAAACACCTATCCAGGAACGTCCACTAGACTTCCCTAACTTACACAACATGGAAGTTACGTACTTTGATGTTGTAGTAAATTACCCAACTACTCCACAAGTACTAGGTGAATACATTAGCCACTGTTGCGGTGTACATGCGTCACATATTATGGTACGCACACCAGGTGACATGATGGAAGAATACCAAGCACCTAAGACAGAAGAAGCATATCAAGCAATGCTAACAACTGAAGATATGGGTGGAGAAAGTGCGCAAGATAACGTAGGCGAGAACCGTGTAATGGACTTGCTCAAAGAGCTAGAAGTAGCTAGAAAAGAACGTGGCCACGAT